CCGATCGGTGTAGCCCACTGCGCCAGTTGTGGTAGCAGCTCAGCCAGCCCCAGGCCGACGTTGCCAATCGTCTTGGCGAACTGGGCACCGAACGCGGCGACGTCCTTGGCTGCCTCCGTGTCGGCCTTGGCCACGACCCCGACCATCAGCTCGAACACGTCGGTGATGATGGGTGCGGCGGCGACCAGTCCCTTGGCGAACAGCTCGCCGGCCCGCACGCCGGATGCGGCGATGCTCTGCGCCATCGTGGAGAAGGCACCGATGACACCGCGGATTCCACGCTTGAGCCGGAACGGCACGATCCATGCGGTCAGCACTTCCGTGACCTTGTGGGTCTGCTCGGTCAGGGCATTGACCATTGAGGACCCGGTGACCTTGCCGAGTCGCTTGGCCAGATCCCTAGCTTCCCGTTCGGCCTTGTTCGCGGCCTGCTTGCGTTCCCGCTCAGCGAGCGCTGCCGCCTTGTCGGCCTCCCGTTTGATGTCGAGGAACATCGCCCGTGCTGCCCTGCCACCGGCCGGACCGAACATCGTGGTGAGCTGGTGCTCGAACGAGCGCTGGACGTCCTTGGGAACGAGGCCGTCCTTGTGCTGGCGGAACGTATTGCGGGCCTCCTCGACGGCGTCCTCAATCGCCCACCGGGTGGCCATCGACGTTTCGTCGTGCAGCGTCTTGAACGGGGCGTTCATCTGTTCGCTGATGTTCTGGTTGATCGCGTTGGCGAACTTCTGCGCGAAGACCTGCCCCGCAACTGGCGACAGTTGCTCGACAGCTTCCGTGATTCGCTCGGCCAGTACCTCGCTCTGCTGACTCAGACCACGAGGGTCAAAACCCTTCAGTTGCGGTACGACCGGCACGTTGATGGTGGCGTCAATCCCGGCCAGCTTGGCGTGTAGTTCGGTCGCAAATCCGGTCAGATCCGGGTTGATTTCGACGTAGGCGTCAGCGATCTGCGCCATGACTCACCCTCCGGTGCCCAGCCTTGAGTACCGCGACTACTTCCTCCACAGTGGACGCGTGCTTGACGAGTGGCCGTGGTTGGGTCGACTCGGTTCGCGCCTGTGGTCGTGGTATACGCAACGGGCGGGGAAGTGAGTGCTTCTTCACTCCCCCGCTCGCCAACGCAACGCGGTAGGACTCATGCAAGATCTCGGTCTGGACGGCTACCAGCTCGTTGGCCAGCGTCCAGTCCAGACCCATCGACCGATGTAGCGCGCTGTCCGCAGGAAGATGACGCAGCAGAGCAGTCAACCGGCGTTGGTCGGTGGGGTTGCGGCCCCAGACTGCGTCGGCAAGGTCGATGCCGTAGTAGTGCTGGAAGTCGGCTTCGACTGCGCTGTACTCATCTTCGAGGAGATGGCCGAAGCCTGCGATTCCCCCAGGCTGGTCCCGTAGAACTCCACGATGGCCAGAATGTCGTCATAGGACAGACCGATGGCCTGGATCTTTGGCCAGTCCTCCTGGTCCTTCAGGAGCGCCTTCATTGCTCCGACGACGTCCCCGGCCGTGGCCTTCTCGGTAACCTCCACCGGCAGTTCATCCACCAGACGGAACGACTGAGCCGGGTCACCCAGCTCGATCGACATGGGCTCACCACGCTTGGCGGCGCGGGCGGCCCGAGCAGCGTTGAGATCTAGCTTGGGCACTACACACCTGCCCCCACTGGCTCAGACTGCGGCGCCGCCAACGGAGCCGACAACGTGGTGCCAGCCGGCGGGAAGTGATCCGAGTCGAAGACGAGCTGGTACGGGTCGGTGATGTTCGGGTCACCCAGGATGCCGAACGTGACGTTCAGCAGTGCCGCCTCACCGGGGTTGAACGCGGTGTCGTCGCGTCCGGTGATCCGGCCCTTGGGGTAGTAGATGGCCATGGCGACCGGGTCGTCCAGGACCTTCATGAACAGCGCCTTCTCCGAGGCCTCGCCGGGCAGCGGCGGGTGGAAGATGGTCTGCTTGTTGGTCACGTCGTCGGTGAACGTGCCACCGCCGAGTGCGAATGGAAGCGTGTCCCGGTCCCACTCCATCAGCCCGAAGGCGAGGGACGTGGTCAGGCTCGTGGTGACGGTGCGCTGCGGGAACGGGGACTGCCACGCCTTGATGTCGGTCGTCTCCTCGGCCGGCGGCGTCCAGGTCGCTCCGTCCTCGGACACCAGCCCGAGCTTGACCCACGGTGCGGCGGGCGCGTCGATGTTGGCCGGCGGCGCCGTGCCCACCGGAGCGGTGTAGACGTCGCCATTGGCACCGACGAGCACCCGGCCGTCAGTGGTAACTGCTGGTTGAGTCATGACTGCGACTCCTATGGGATTGCCCCGGCGACAACCGGGTGCGCGGTAACTGTGAACGTGACGGTGAACCGCGGTCGGGCGTGACCACGGTCATCGGTGAAGTCGTCCTGCGGGTTGTAGTGCACGGATTCGGTGGTCACCTTCGTCACCACGCCGTCCGCGTGCTCACCCACGAGCTGCGCGTGCAGCAGGCCCATGACGGTGGCCTGCAATGTCCACGCCTGTTTGTGAGTGCCGCCGAACGCGTCCAGTTGCAACTCGGCCTGCTCCAGCCACATCGGACGGTTGATGAGGAAGCCGCCGGCGATCCGACTGAGCAGAACCAATGGGTACGTGCGCTGGTGTGGCAGGTCCGTGTAGACCCGGTCGTTGACCAGGGCGGTCACCGCGGACTGTCCACGTAGGAATGTCGACACCAGCGCTTCGACGTCAACACTCATCCTGGCCTCACCCTCGATGAGCCGGCGCGAGTGCTCTCGATGTTGAGCAGAGACAGCGCCCGACGGAACGGTGCGCGGGCGTGGAAGACCGAGTTGGGCCGGACTGCGCCGAACTCAATCCACCACGCCTTGAAGCTGGTCGAACCGACCCGGACGTGCGGCTCCGCACCACCGATCACCTTGACGTACAGCGAATCGATGAAGTGCGGTCCACGTTGTCGCTCGCCGACCGGAGAGTTGAGCAGGACCAGGAGTTTGATCCGCTCGCCCAACGCCAGCAGGTATTCGGTCGTCGCGGCATCGCGTTTGATGTGATCGATCTCGGCGTAGTGCAGATCCACTCTCATGCTGTGCTCCGTTGGACGGTGAACTGCACGTGGTGAGTGCCGGGCGTATGCAGTGCGACTGGCACCTGCGGTGGCCCCAGGGCCTCGAAGACGGAGCCACCGACGTGGAACGAGCAGAACCCGTCCACCAGTGACGCGGTGCCGGCCTCCAGGACCAGCAGGTGCAGGCTCACCTCGGCCCGCCCTCCCTGGACTTCCGTCTCGGAGAGCGGACCGAGGAAGCACATCGCGTCGTGCGGTTCCTCGTCGTAGCTGACGTTGCCGTACTCGTCAGTGCCGGACGGTACCCGGCGGACGATCGTGCACGGCGTGGTCAGATGACGAGCCAGCCACAACGGGGTACTCATGAAGGCCGCCCAACCACCCAGATGTCCACATCGGACGCCCAGGTACGTTCGTTGGGCGGACCCGCCCACCCGACTCCCAGTTCTCCAACCCCCGGCGTTGAGACGGCAGTCGGGCAGGCGGCTCTGATCAGTGCGTCCAGCACGTCCGTCTCGGACGGTCGGAGCCAACCCAACACAGCCTCAGTCGGGTCCTGGTACGCCACCGACGTGGAGCCCACGCTTTCGCTACGCACGCCTTGCGGCGCCATGAACGAGCGTTGCGCCGTGAGGCAGGTAATCGTGGTGAGCACATCCGGATAAGCGGCTTCCACGTCGGCTGCGCACGGACCCAGGTACAGCTCGATCAGTGTGCTCACGTCATCCAGGCGTTGCTGAACCGTGGGTTCCTGATCGGTCGGTACGTCCAGACCCGTACGCAGCTCGTAGTCCTCCACGGTCGCGTAACTGGCCACAGTGGACCTCCTACGTCCAGGTGAACGGCACTGCGTTGGACCAGTCGTTCGTGCCAGAACCGGGGTCCTGGTACACGTTCAAACTGACCTGCTGTGCCGACGGCACACCGATGCCCGTAGACGTAGCGGTGATCGACGTCGGCGAGTTGACGGTGACGGTGGTCCATTCGGCCGTGGCCCACACTCGTGCGCCGGGCAGGAAGCCGGTACCCGTGATCGTGACCGTGGCCGGCTGGTTAGCCGCTACCCACGTGTTCGGCGTGACGCTGGTAACCGTGGGAACCGGCGGTGGTGTTACGGACCCGCTTTTGGGGCCAGCACCGCGAACGGGAACGCCCCCGCAGGCATACCGGGAGCCTTGGGCTGGAGCACCAGGAAGCCCAGTCGGATCTTTACCCGGAGCGCGAGCATGTCCTGCTCGGCCAGGTTCAGACCACCGACCGTGGCCTCGGAAAGGCGCTTCGCCGTGAGCCGCTGACGGATGCCCAGGATGGCCAGGTTCGGGTCACCCACGAGCGCCTGTGCCTTGGTCCGGTCCCAGATGCCGAGGCCGGTAAAGGCGATCGGCACGCCGTACACGGAGCTGACGGACACGCCGTTGACGAAGCCGGACGAGAAGACCGGGTCGCCGTTGGCGTTGCGCATGTTGCGCAGGTTGACGCGGATGCCGTTGTCGCTCCACGCCTGGCCGACGTCGTAACCGTCGTCCTCGACCATCGCCATCGTGTTGGACCAGGCCATCGCCAGATCCTCAGAGGCACCTTGGGCGTACGTGTTGCCGGCTGCGATGGCGGCACCCACGAGCCCACCGACCGGGAACGTGGCCGGAATGCCGCCGGTCGGTGCCGTTCCGAAGAAGCACGTCTCATCGATCAGCCGGGCAATCGCCTCTGCGCAGCGGGTTTCAACCTCGCCCCACAGGTCGATCTCGGCGTCGTCGATGACGTTTTCCGGGATGGCCACGATCGTGGCTGCCTCTTCCGCGACGAGTTGCTTCGCGGTCCACTTCATGTCGGTCAGTGGCTTGGGCACGATGTCCGGGTCGGCCGGCGCGACAGCGGTCAGCCACTGTGCGTCCGGGAACGTCTCGGCAAGTGCGATCTTGAGCGATGAGGAACCCATCGCCTGGTTGCGGAACGTCTGCATCGCCACACTGCGCGTCTCAGCGGCCCGGAAGATCTCCCGGCTCTGCTGCTCCACGATCAGTGCGAGTGCATCCGCCCTATCGATATAGGTAGGCATGACACCCTCTCATGTGAGGGTGGCGTTACTCGGAACCTCCCATTGCCCAGCGCAAGGTCTTGTTGAGCTGGTCGCGGTCCTTAATGGACGCAAGCTGGGCATCGGTTACCCGACGTTGATCGCCACCGTTGGCAAAGGGCACTGGCGGCGAACCCGTGGTGGTACCAGCAGGTGGAGCGGACAGCATTGGGTAGCGGGCAAGAACCTCGTCGACGCGGGACTCAAGCTCCTTGATGTCGACAGAACCGTTCTCACCGATGTCCAGGCCGGACACGTCAAGTGCTCCGAGAGCGAGTTCAGTGGCCACGACGCCCTTGCGGGACAGGATGGTCAGCGCGGCGTTGTTGAGCATCGCCTTCTCGTACATCTGCTTGTACTGCGCTGCACCCTCACCGCGGGCTTGTGCTACCGCCTTCTCGGCATCGGTCTGGGTGGCGGTTCGCAACCGCTCCAGTTCGGCCTGGTGCTCCCGCGCTTGACGCTTCCACTTCATCGACTCACGACGGGCTTCAGCCAGTGCAGGATCACGGGTGGGTTCGACATGCTCGTCGTCACCACCACTGTCGGCCGGCGGGTTGACGTCGGCCGTCTGGCCGCCCTGCGGGGCAGCCGGATTGGGCTGGGACACTTCTGTCTCCGTTACCTCGTGCGGCTTCGCCGCGAGTCGTTACTGCTGTTGGTTCTCTTCCACTGGTGGCGTCGCGTCGGGACTGACAGGTACCTGCGCGACGGGCGCTGCCGCCTGACGTTGGCGGTAGGCGTCGAATGTGGACGGATCGAGCCCGGCCCGCTGGAGCAGCGGTTCGAGCGGTACTCCAGGAATGCTGGAGAGCTTGAGAACGGCGTCGGCGACCTCGGCCTCGCTGTGGGCTTCCACGTCCTCGTACCGAACGCCGACCCGTGGGTCCTCGCTCTTGTCGAACTCGCCCGCGACGAAGCAGGCCAGCCGGAGCACATCACCCCACGGGTCACCGAAAGCGAGCTTGTGGTTCTCCACCTTGCGGGTCAGTCCGTACTCGGTGGCCCGGACCGACTCACCGGACGGGAACTGGCCCATGCCGGCGATCAGGTAGTGCGGTGGGGTACGGGACTGCGTGGCCAGCGCTTGGACGTCGGCGACGTTGCCCTTCAGGTAGCCGTCCAACTCGGCCTGCGGGAACTGACCGAACTTGCCCGTCTCGCTGGCCAGCGTCCACACCCGGTCCACGGCCGCGTTGAACGGCTGCACCGGCTTACCCGTGTTCGGGTCTACCGGAATGTCGATGCCGGTGACCCAACGCTGCGGGAACGCGGCGAACTCCTGCGTGACCAGGCGGTCGAACGTGGTCTTGTTGATCCGATCCTGAATGGACAGAATGCCCTCGATCTCGGAGTGGCACTCGCCGGTCAGCGTGGGTCGGTTGCGGAACACCACGTAGGGCAGACGCCCGCCCTGGATGGGGGCGACCGGCGGCACGTCGTTGCGGTAGGTCCACTGCACCGTCTCCAGTTCGAACGAGGTGATGTCCCAGTCCGACCAGGTGTAGTTCTTGCGACCGACCGGTGCCGTGGTGACCAGATGGAACTGGTACTCGGGCGTGGTGTAGTCCGCGTACAGCCGAAGATCCTGTTCGTTGAACCAGATCCGGATGGCCTCCAGCGGGGCCTGCGTGTTGGAGTCCGTCTCCACGAATGTCGACAGTGGAGACTCGCCCAGCATCCGCGGTGCCCCGCCCGGCACTTTCGCCGGCCAGACCGAGACATAGCACTGCCCGAACGTGAGCGCACTGGAGTGGACCTCGGACGAGTGCAGCGCCATGTTGTTGGCCCGCCACCAGTCCCACATCTGCGGGTCCTGGACGGGCTGGTCGGCGCTGACCACCGCCTCGATCCGGAGTCGTTCGTCCACCACGTCGACCACGAGTCCGCACCAGTTGGACCGGGACATCCGTAGCAGAGACGAGTAGGACCGGGTCAGCCGGACCGGTGCCGTGGGCAGCGGCGGGAACCCCCGGTAGTACGAGTTCAGCAGCTCGTACATCGGACGGACCTGGCTGTACTTGACCGTGAGCAGCCGGGCGTTCTCCAGGATGATGGCCTGCTGCTCGGTCAGGCCCTCGATCGTGGCCGGCGGTGCCCCGGCCATCATCAGGTAGTCGAGCAGGTAGGAGTCGCTCACAGGTCACCCCCGATGACGTGGTGCACGGATACCGGCAGGGCCGGAGATCTTGGCGCTACGGCCGCTACAGCGGGCCGGAACCGGGGCACGGGTGCGATTCAGGTGTGTGTGAGGACCGTGCCCCGGTCCCGGAGTCAGTAAGGGCCGTCCTCGACCCGGCGCCGGTTGAGCAGCCAGAGAGTGGCCAGGAACGCAAGGATCAGCCCGGCCGCGATCCAGTCGATGGGTCGGACCGGCGGCATCGGGTGCGGCGTACCGATCGGCACGCAGGTGTTCGGTGGCACGGGGTTAAACACGAGGACCACCGATCCAGTCCAGGGCCTGGGCCACGGTCAGCCCCATCGCCGCGATGTTCGAGCTGCTGTACTTGGCCATCGGCACGCCGGCCTTGGTCATCGGGTCGTAGGCGTTGTACGTGTAGACCCCGCCCGCGTCCGGACCACTCAAGATCCGACGCCTGCCGCCGTCACTGAGCCAGACGTTGTCGTCGCCAGCCACGGTGAACAGGAACGCCTGCCCGCCGTACCGACGCTCCTGGTCGTGGAAACCGGCGGCCTGGTACTTCTCGGCGTTGGTGTCGTACCCGGTGCCGGTGGCCGAGGTGTACCCGGTGGACCCGTGCTTGCCGGAGTAGTGCACGTGGTCGGTGTGCGGGTCCGAACCGGAATAGTCACGGGCCTTGAACTGGTTGTCCCGCTCGTAGATCTTGCGATTGAAGATGATGTATTCGGTGTCCGTGGTATCGCTGAGCATCCAGTCCCGGATCGCCTCACCACGCTTGGTATCGCTGTAGGTCATCGCGTCCAGGGCGTGCACGATGTCACGCGAGTCCGGGTTGTGGTCGCTGGCCGACGCCTGGTGGCTCGTGTCGCCGACCTGGTACACCGTGATGCCGGGATACTCGGCCTTGATGAGCTGAGTCCGATGGTCGATGTTCCCGGCTGGCTTCCAGGCCATCGCTACGTCCTCTCCACCTCGTCCACGTCCTGGCCCTTGTGTCCCCTGGACGAGCCCTGGGCCAGCGGACCGCCGATCCAGTCCAGTGCCTGCTGTACCGACAGGCCCATGGCCTTGATGTTCGCGGCGGTGTACTTGGCCAGCGGAACGCCGGCATCGGTGAGTGGCGTGTACGCCTGGTACGTGTAGACACCCCCGGCGTCGGGGCCGGAGAAGACGCGGCGAACGCCTGCGTCCGAACGCCACACGTTGGCGTCACCTTCGACCTGGAAGAGAAACATGCTTCCCCCATAGTGTTTCTTGGGCTGCTGGGCACCCCACTGTCCATATTGGTCAGTCATCGCTTGGTTGTAGTCGACCGTGCCCGAGCACATCTCGTGGTTGTTGCTGTACTGGCGGATGTGTGCGCGGGAGTCCCACTTGCCGTTCGACCAGGCGTAGGTCTGCCACCCGTAGGTGATCAGGCCGTGGTCGAAGAGGTAGTCGATACATGCATAGGACCCGTACGCGCCTGTACGGGCGAGGCCGACGACCGAGGCGATACCCCGGAAGTAGTCCGACACGGGACCGGAGATCTCACTCGACGACGCGTCCCAGTCCACCGAGAAGTAGATGGGTGCTTCCGGTGGACCACCGCATGCCTTGTGTTGCTTGTCGGCCTCGCGGGCGTACTCCACGCCGGCGTTGTAGCCGCCCTTGGCGTCCCCGGCCGAGTTCTCCCAGTTGCTGCACAGACCAAGGCCGGCACCTTGGATGGCCTGCGCCTCGGACTTGGACAGGTTCTTGCCACCGTCCACGTAGGACAGGTAGCGCAGCACGAACTTCTTGCCCTTGCTCTTGAGGCAGTTCAGGTCCGGCCGCGAGAACGAATAATCGACACCCTCGATGGCCATGATCCCTCCAGACATTCAAAACTGAATGTGTTCACCGGTCACTGGAAGCCGTAGCCGTAGCGCTTGGGCTGCTGACCACGGATGCGCCAGCCACCCACCGCGAGCGCGGCGGTGATGACGGCGTCAATGCGTCGGGAGTGCGCGGCCCGTTCCGGCTTGACCGGCTTGATCAGGTCCGGGTTGTCGGTGGCTCGTTTGACCTCCACCGAGTCGAAGCACCACATCGCCACCGGGTCGGCGTGGTGCACGAGCTGCTGGCCCACGACCATCGTCATCAGCTCGCGCATCGGCATCGTCATGCCGGCGAACGTGGGCTCGTTGGAAACGAACCGGATGCCCTTGCCCATGAGCCGGCTCAGCTCCTGGCGGACGAACTCGCCAGACCACTTGTCGTAGCAGATCTCCACGACCTTCATCGGGCGTAGCTCAACCTCGATGGCCTTACACAGGGCGGCGTAGTCGATGACCGAACCCTCGGACACCCGCAGGAAGCCACGACGAATCCACGTGGTGGCAGCGTTGTTGGTCGCGGCCTCGAGCCCGCCTAGCGCCTTCTCCGGAATCCAGTGCCGCCAAGCCAGGTGGCCGGGCTCGTTCCCATGTGGAGGAACGAAGATGCACAGCGAGGTCAGGTCGTACTTGGCCGACAGGTCCAGGCCGACCCAGACCTCCTTGCCCACGAAGTGCGCTGGGTGCCACATCGCCGACGGCCAGATGTCCCCGGTGCAGTTGCGCCAGACGTCCATCTGCATCCACCGCGTCGCCTGACTGACCCACTGGTTAAGGCGGAATTGACGGAACGCGTTCTCCTTGCTGGGATCGTTCATCGCCTCTCTGGCCTCGTCCCGTAGGGCCTGGATCGACAGGAACTGACCCAGGGCCGGATTGGCGTGGGTCCAGTTCTTCTCGTCCATCCAGTCCGCGGTGACCGGGGTGTTGCGCATCACCACGAGCCGGTGCGGTGCCCGGTCCGGGCTGTCAGCTATCCGGACGCATTCCGAGTGCTCGATCGCGGCGAAGCTGGACGGATCGTTGCCGGCCGTCGTTGCGGCCGCCATGAGGGCTTCTGGACGGGCGCCCATCGCGGTACGCATGGTGTGCCAAAAGGAGTCGTCCTTCTGGGCGATCACCTCGTCGAACATCACCGCGTACGGGTCGTGGCCCAGGTTGCCCAGTGCGTCACGCGGAAGCACCGTGTAGAACGAGCCCGATCGGTAGTCCACGATCCGACGCTCGAACTCGCGGACCCGCAGTCCCTTTCGGACAGACAGTGTCGGGGAGAGCTGAACCATCCGAGCCGCTACGTCCCAGATGACACGAGCCTGGTCCCGGTGGGCGGCGGCGCCGTAGATCTCCGCGCCTTCCTCCCCGTCGAACGCGAGCAGGTACAGCGCGATGCCGGCGAGCAGTTGGCTCTTGCCGTTCTTGCGGGCCAACTCCAGCCACAGCGACCGGTACGTGCGTAGGTAGCGCTTGTACTCCTCGGACCAGTGCACCTCACCGAACAGCGGCCCCACGACCTCGTTGCGCTGGAAGTCAGCCAGGACGAAGGGCTTGCGGGCGTACTGGCCCTTGACGTGCACGAGCTGGGTATCGAAGAACGCACACGCCCGGATCGCCCGCGGATAGCAGAAGTGCGCTCCACGTTCGGTGCAGATCGGGAGCCGTGGGTGGCAGTAGCGAGGGATGGACGAAGAATCGCATTCGGGCGGGTTCATCAGCCCTCCCGTGTACGCTGAGGCGCCTGTTTCCTAGGCAGACGACAGGACGTGTCCCGTGGGCGAGTGGCTTCCCCTGCGGGGCACGTTCATTTGTCCTCGTCGTCGTCCTCGTCGCGATGCCGAAACAGACGACGGTTGAACCCCACCCGGTCGAGCAGGTCACTGACCGGGACCAGGCTCACCAGAACCATTCCCAGCACGTACTCGGCGACCGGATGGGTGGGATTGACAATCGCCTTGACGATGACCAGTACGCCGAGCACGAACAACACGATGCTGCGAACGAACAGCAGCACCTCGCGAGTGTCATCCAGGACCCGGCGGACGATCGTCCTGCGAGCGAACCTGTTCATGCTCACGTTCCTCCGACGCCCGTCCGGCCAGGTAGCCGATGTAGCTGCCAAGCACGCCGATGATGCCGCCGAAGGCCGTGGTGAGGATCTGGGTCGCGTTGTCAGACAGACCCGGCCCGGCCGAGAAGATCGCGTCGTACAGCACGGCGAACGTGATCAGGTTGATCGCGGTGGCGATTCCGATGGCGAGCAGCATTGCGACGTTGTCCCGGCCTTTGACCGAACCGTGGTTGTCCATCAGATGACCCCCGCACAAAATGTGCGACGTTGGTAGTTGCACGGTTGTAGTTCGTGAGTAACGTGGCCCCACGCGGGTGCCGTGGACGCAGTCGACAGCGATGGCGGACACCCGTCCAAACGTGGGACACAAAGGACAGACGATGGAGCCCAAGGACAGTGACGTGTGGATGAGCCGGCGCTGGGTACGCGAGGACTATTTCCGGGCTCACGCCCGGCGGGCACCGGAACTGTCGCGCCGCCGGACCAAACATCCGTACCACGGTGAAACGCGGTGTCAGTACGAGCGCCGGATGGAGCGCCAGTTCGGCCTAGAGCACGGCTCCGAAGCTGTCCGCTGACGCCGGCACGTGTTCCTGAACCCGGCGGTGTAGGCAGATTTCCGCACCGTACTGATCGGCCCACGACCACTCGGTCATCCATAACCACTGTCCACAGTCCAGACACCACGCCAACGCACCCTCGGGCACGGGTACCGGCGGTGGTGGGGGTGGGGGCGGTGGTGCCGGAACGAGCACGTCGTACGCGGTTGAGTACGCGGAATCGAAGGCGCCGCTCATCCGGCCACCACCAGCAGAGAGAGCGTGACCGGGTCGTTGTTACCGGGCGGGTTGCCGACGATCTCCCGCACGCTGATCGGGACCTCGCGGTAGTTGCCCAGGTCCACACTCGGGCCGGTGATGTCGGCGGTCAGTTTGGCCCCGGTGGCGTTGTGGGTGAACCAGACCCGTGCGGCCGCCGCGGAATCGATCAGTCCGAATCCGAGCACCACGCCGTCGTCCGTGGTTTCCGACACGATCACCTTGGAGGCGAAGTTCATCCACGGCTGGTCCATCGTGACGTGCCCGGCGGTTGGTACCGCGCTCGTGGTCCAGCGGTAGGCGTACACCTGCGTGACGCTGTGCGCCGCGTCGTACAGGTCACTGACCACGGTCCGTAGATCGGCGGCGCTGATCTCGCCCGTGGTGTTGTCGGGCAGCAGCGCGAGCAGTTCATCCAGCGTCATTACGACCTCCTAGCCGAACATGTCCTTGCCGGCGCTGGCCTCGGTGTCCTTGGGGTTGACGGCCTTGACCCGTAGGGAGGTGCGAGCAGCAGGTGCCAGCCCCAACTCGCGAGCAAGGGCATGCATACGACGGCAGGTCTTCTCCCAGCGGGTATAGACCCGGCTCGCATTCCCCCGTAGCGACATCTGCTGCTCGCACTGCCTAACGATCATCACGCACATCACGTACGAGATGACCAGGTCCACGTCGACCTCGTTGGCCAAGCCCAGCTCAGTCAGCCGCCGGACCGTCTCGTGGTAGTGGTTCATCGCCGCCGGCTGCATCCACGGCGGTGGCTCAGGGAACGGGGCCGGCGGTGGTACGGGCGCGTCCAGGTTGACCTGGTCGGGCCGGATGCCCTCAACAAGTTTGAGAGCCACACTGTGTGTCCGTGTACCCACGGTGCCCTCCAGGTGTACGGTGCGCTACTAGTCCGGGTGGGCCGGTGTCCCCCGTCAAGGACCGCCTTGCGGCCCGCCCGGCGCCATCGTGGTGGGAGCGGCCACTGTCGGCCACTAGCGGATTGGTACACGCGAGGTGACCCCCGTCAGCCCCCGGACGCTCCCGCCACCTGAATCGAGGAACAACCCGTGGACCGCCTGCTGTACGCCTGGCACGTCATCACGCACCGGCACTTCGAACTGACCAAGCCGTTCGCCCAGATCCACATGTGCTACCGCCGGTTCGGCGGCGAGCTGGAGGACGCCGAGGTCACGATCGTCACGGCCGGCGAGCACCACCCCCACGTGGTGACCGGACTGAACGCGGTCGACTGGGCGGACCTGACGGCGTCGCAGTCCCGGACCGACATCTACGACTGGCTGGCCAAGCACGGCCACGAGTGCGAACACCGTTGATCCTCCGGAGGACCCATGTCCCTGCACTTTGATCTACGAGTCGGCACCACGACCATCGGCGGCTTCGAGGCCCAGCGGCGCTCGCCCCTGATCGACGGTCAGTCCGAGTACCTGTACGACGTAACCGTCTCGGCCCACGGACTGCGGGTCAAGTTCGTGGTGACGCACAACCGGGACGACGGCGCCTACGTGCTGGTCGGTAACGCACTCACCGAAGCGCTCAAGCTGGAGCCAGGACTGAACGTCTACCCGTTCGGGGCGCGCCGGCCATGAGCTTCCGCGTCGAGCCGGTGCTCTGGTTCGTGGCCTACAACCTGGTCATCGACAAGTACCGGGCCTGCTGCTACCTGTGCGGCTGGTGGTCCGAGGGCACCGAGAACGAGCCGGACGCCCACGAGTGGCTGGGCGAGCATCTGGTCACGAACGAGCACGTCATGAACGACGATCAGGGCCAATGACAACGCCCTCTGACGGGCTGTGGTGGGTCAGTAACCGCCGGGCCACGTTCGGGCTCGTGGTGGACGCTGGGCGGGTTATAGAGGCCGCTCCGTACGGGCGCCGCTGGTGCGTCGGGCGGGAGTGGCCTGAGCTGAGAAACTGGCTGCGCTATCGCGGGTACGACCTGTTCTACGTCGGCATTCGGGCCGGAACCCACGAACCCTGGCTCTAGCGCAGGCCCTTCAGGAACCCCACGAGCAGTACGGCCGCGATCACGGTCAGATCGATGACCACCCATAGTTCGTACGCGCTCATATCGACTCCTTTCACGGTGTTTTCGGTCCATTGTGGACTTCGAGCTCGGGACCAGGACGCGGCTAACGCCTCGCGA